GTATAAAGTAGGTAAAACAGGGACACAACCACCCGCAGAAGACACTGGAGCACTCTTTTTTGCGTCGCGTGACGCTATTATTCAAGCTCCCCAAGAGAAAATGTCCGCTAACCAGTGGTTATCTTACCTAAAATCACGTAATATTAAGTCAACAGAGCTTCGTGATACGTCGCTAGGCAATTTTTTAGCTAATGCAGGTAATAAATCGTTTACAAAAGGTGATTTAGTCAAAGAATTTGATGAAATAGCCCCTAAATTTGACGTTGTAGCTCTAGGAACGCCTGGACCAGAGAAAATTTTAAGTCAATTATATAAAAATATAAGAAAAATAGACCCAGAAACTAAAGATCCACGTGTTGGAGGTTTAGTAGCGTATTTACAGAACACTTTACCTACTGTTAGCACAGATGGGAAGCTAGTACAGAAAAATTTAGATAATATAGTAAATAATGTTAATAAATACATGGAAAAAACGTTTGGCATAGAAGGTGCCATGGAACAAGGCTTAGAATTAACTTCTAAAGTACCTTTTGGTATACGTGAGCCTTTAAGTGTTCTTTCTTCTGCTGTAGGAAGTCGTGGAATTAATTTAACAAAAAAAGATTATACCAATAATCCAGCACATGCTGGACAGCAAACATTAGAGGGTGGTGATAATTACCGTGAGTTTATGTTTAAATATAAACCAGGAAAACTACGTCAAAATGAACCTAAGTATGATTATGCACATAGTTTTAATTTATCTAAGCCACAGGTTGAAAATGCTTTTGTTCACACACGAGTTTCTGATAGAACAGATGAATTTGGTAGAAGAATCTTATTTGTAGAAGAAATACAGTCAGATATGCACCAACCTATTCAACGTGCAATACGTGAAGCTAAAGCAGCTGGGAAAAAATTAGGTGATAGAGATGGATATGCAAGACGTGAAGATTTACCTTTACCTTCAGATTTAGCAGCAAATAAACAACAATTAGATTTAATTAATCTTAAAATAGAAAATTTATTGGCAACTAACCCACGTTCACCAGCATTAAAAAAATTAGGTGAAGAAAGAGGTAAAATAAGAAAAATGTTAGAAGAATCTAAAGATAAAGCAGGAAATATTGGTGGAAGTGTTCCGGAAGGTCCTTTTCAAAATTCACAGGAATATATGGAGTTTATTGCTAAGTATTTGGTAAGAATTGCAAAAGATGGTAAGTATGATGGTGTGGCTTTTGCTAATCCTAGAATAAAAAATCGTAATTTAAGTCCAGGTGGAAGAGATTATAATGGTAACCTTGGAGCTTATGGACCTATACTAAATAAAGCTTTATCTAACGCATCAAAAAAAACAGGTGCAAATCTTGTAAATACTGTTATAAGAACACCTAGTGGAGAAATTTTCGGGGGTGTGAAAATGCTAAACTTAAAAAATAATAAGGCCGCAGAAGAAATTATATCTGGTGGGATTTCTGCATACCAAGAAGGTGGAGTAGTACATGGTAGAAGATAATACTAAAAACAATATTGAAAGAGCATTAGAAGCTATTGATACAGCTTTAGAGGTGGAACCTGTAGGCGAAGAAATTGAAATAAACAAAAATGTAGAGTTTGATGGTTTTGAAATTATGGAAGATGGAAGTGCAGAACAAATTAATGATGATGCACCAATTGATCAATCCAATGTTCCATTTAATGCAAATTTAGCTGAATATATTTCAGAAGACGAGTTATCCAAATTCTCAAGTGATTTGGTAAATGCATTCGAAGCGGATCGTGAGTCAAGAAAAGATTGGGAAGATACCTATATCAAAGGTCTTGACATGCTAGGTTTTAAATATGAAGACCGCACACAACCCTTCGAAGGAGCGTCCGGGGTCGTACATCCCTTACTAGCTGAATCTGTTACACAGTTTCAGGCACAAGCTTATAAGGAACTCCTCCCCCCAAGCGGCCCCGTACGAACTCAAATTGTAGGTGAGGTTACTCCTCAAACCGAACAACAAGCAACACGTGTAAAAGATTACATGAACTATTACATTATGAATGTAATGGAAGAGTTTGATCCAGAAATGGACCAACTATTATTTTATTTACCACTATCAGGTTCAGCTTTTAAAAAAGTTTACTATGATGAAATTTTAAAACGTTGCGTAGCAAAGTTTGTTGCTAGTGAAGATTTAGTAATTAATTATTTAGCAACAGATTTAGAGCAAGCGGAAAGAATTACACACATAGTAAAAATGTCTTCTAACGAAGTAAGAAAACTACAAGTGTCAGGTTTCTACAGAGATGTAGAAATTAATTCTGGTTTAATAGAAAACACAAATGAGATACAAGCAAAAGTTAATGAACTTCAAGGTGTTGAAGCTGTAGCAGAAGAACAAAATGAAGAACATATAATTTTAGAAATGCATGTTGATGCTGATGTTCCTGGTTTTGAAGATACAAGTGGTGTTAAACTTCCTTATATTATTACTATTGATCAGTATTCACAAAAAATATTATCTATTAAAAGAAATTACAAAGAAGGTGATACAACGTATAAAAAGAATGCATATTTTGTACACTTTAAATTCCTCCCAGGCCTAGGCTTTTACGGTTTTGGTCTAATACACATGTTAGGTGGGTTATCGCGAACAGCAACAAGTGTTTTGCGGCAGTTAATTGATGCTGGTACACTCGCGAACCTACCGGCAGGATTTAAGGCAAGAGGAATGCGTATACGTGATCATGATGAACCTTTACAACCAGGTGAGTTTAGAGATGTTGATGTAACAGGTACCTCTATTAAAGAATCATTATTACCCCTTCCTTATAAAGAGCCAAGTGCAACGTTATTTCAACTTTTAGGTTTTTCTGTTGATGCTGGAAAATCATTTGCAGCAATTGCTGATATGAAAATGGGTGAAGGTAATGAACAGAATCCTGTAGGTACAACACTTGCTTTATTAGAACGTGGAACTAAAGTTATGAGTGCTATACAAAAAAGATTGTATTACTCACAAAGAAAAGAATTTAAATTACTAGCTACTTGTTTACAGATGTATACCCCACCGGAATATCCATATCATGTGGTTGGTGGTAATCGTATGATTAAACAAGCTGACTTTGATGATCGTGTTGATATTATTCCTGTTAGTGATCCAAACATATTTTCTATGTCACAAAGAGTTATGCTGGCACAACAGCAATTACAATTAGCACAATCAAATCCACAAATGCATAATTTACGAGAAGCATATAGACGTATGTATGCAGCTATGGGTGTTGATAGTATTGATGCGATATTAAAACCAGACAGAGATCAACCTGCTCCACAAAGTCCAGCTGTTGAAAATGCAGGGGCTATGAAAGGAATGCCTTTAAAAGCTTTTATTCAACAAGACCATCCTGCACATATGAAAGCACATGCTGAATTTATGTTTACAAGAATGGTACAAATTAATCCTCCGTTGTATTCACAACTACAAGCACATATGTCTGAACACGTTGCATTAATGGCAACTAAACAAGTTCAAGAACAATTTGCCGAACAGGAACAAAAATTACAAATGGAAATGCAACAAGCACAAATGAACCCACAAGCTATGCAAGAATTACAAAAAGCTGTAGAAGCATTGACCGTAGAAAAAACAAATGCTATTGCTAAACTTGAAGCAGAGATGACTACGCAATTAGCACAGGATGAAGAAGCTAGAACTAAACGTGAAGCTGAAGATCCTCTTGTTAAACTTAAACAACAAGAAATTGATTTAAGAGCTGCAGAAGCAATGATGCGTCAACAAGAAATGCAAACTAAAGGAACATTAGAGGCATCTAAACTTGACATGGACCGCGATAAAATAGAAGCTGACACTACAATTAAATTAATGGAAGTTTCTAGCAAAATTGATCAAGATGCTGCTAAAGATGCATTAGGAGAGTTAAAGGAAAATGTTGCTTTAACTAAAGAAGCAATGAAAAATGAAAAAGATATAACAACTGCGAGTATAAATGCAAGAAACCAAAAGAGTGAAAAAAATAAGTGACACCATGCAAGAGTTAGATCAATTAGCTCAATCATTGGTTAAGGAGCCGGAAGACGCGTTATTAGTATGCGCTGCTTTAATGGCTGTAACGCGGCAACATTATGTTGAAGCGTTAGGGTCAGAACAAGCTTCCTTTGTGTTTCAATCTGTTGTAGAGTCTTTCGATTTTATGACTGCATTAGAGCACGAATTTAAACAACATACTATACATTAGGAGGTAACATGAAGTTATTAAAAGATTTATGGGCACACTTAAAAGAGTGGAGCGACTGG